TTTGCAACTCCTCTCCAAATCTAGGATCGTTTTTTATTTCATCAGTAAGATCTACACCTTCTTCCATTTCTAAAGCCTTGTTTTGTCTTTCTACTAAAGTAGTAGCTACATTACCTAGGGCTTTCATATAGCCAGATATATCTATATTTACTGGCTTATACGCTTGGCCCGCAGCAGCAATAATAGTTTGGTCTGCCTGACCTCTAACCCCTACGTTTTTTTGTGTTGTTTGTTTCTTTGCCATATTATATTATTTTAACCAAACGCCGCTACTGTTTTACCTATACTTGTTATACCTTCTACTACCTGTCCACTTAGTTTTATAGCTCTTTCAGTTCTAGCATTAACCCCAGCTATTTTTTGAGAAGCAACACCTATCATAGTAGACATTTTGTCTGCTTCAAATTGTCTTCTACCTAAAGCATTGTCTATACGCATCTGTCTTTCTTGTTGTTTTATTCTAGACTCTTCAGCTAGCCTTAGCTTTTTATTTTCCGCTAATTGTTGCGCTATATTTACTCTAGACTCTTTAGCTTGTTTAGCTGCTTGATTAGAAAGCGTTTGTGCTAATGCAGCTATACCACTACCTCCAGCCACACCTCTGTATACGTCCATTATATTTGCTTGCTGTTGCATAAACTGATCTCTAGCATAATCAGCCGCCTCAGTGTCAACAGTCAAGTCTTCCATTATGTTTTCTTGCTGGTAGTCGTCTGGATCTAGCTCTTGAAACTGTGATTCTTCATATTCTTTTATTCTTGCGTCAAACTCAGCTTCAGCAGCTAAACGGTCTTGTCTTCTTTTTTTAATACCTTTGGCGATAGCACCAATACCAGCACCAACTAACCCAGTACCACCCGCTGCTATATACCCCGCGGTCGTAGTAGAAACTCCTAAGGTTGAAGCAAGAGCAGTGATAGGAAGAAATTTAGCTGGTGAATCTTTTTTATTTTTTGCCATATTATTTAATTTATCTTTTAATAGTTACAGTTTTTGATATTTATTTACTACTCTCAGTTATTTCAGATCCTACGGCGTATAACTCAACTTTATCCGTTTGTTCGTTAGTAAGAGTAACGTCAGCATAGTAACCATTTAAACTAGTTACGTTAAATCTATTGTCTTTTTGAAACATTATAAAATCATTTGCTGAAACAACAATGTTACCGTCAGTGTCATCAACATTTATTTCCAAGTTATTAGGTATGCTATCTATTATTCCTACTAAATTGTTGTTACTAACAGATGACACGCCTGGTGAAATAGCGTATATTTTGTCTCCTACTTGGGCAGACACGTTTATAGGGTTTTCAAAAGTTAATTTTACTATTGCCATTATGTAATTCCTTTAGGTGTTAATATTTTATCTAAATCAAGAGTTATAGTTAAGTCGTTTTTTGGAAAAACACTTACGGATAAAACGCCTTTTATATTAGCTACGTTGCCACCGCCAGATATAGTTAGTGAAGTATTATCGTCTAAAGTTTGCGTAGCGCCAACATTAAACGTGTTTCCTGATCTATCTATACTAGTAATAGTCATCTCTCCATTTGTTTCATTGTCAAAATTAGGACCTCTTACTTTTTGCCCTAAAAATAAACCTACAGCACTATCTATACTTATAGCACCTGTTCCACTATGTGCTCCATTTAATTTTATCTGAAACTCAGGAACTTCTGCGAATAATTTTAAAAACTCAACGCCTTGTGCTCCACTAAAAGACTCTATTGCTGACGCTCCACCACCCGTAAATGTTAAGGTTGTTCCAACGTTTAGAGTTTGAACTCTATCTAGTATTAAGGTATTTGTACCTTCATCAATAGCAACTATAACAGGTGCTGTTGCTCCAGAGAAATTATTTGAAATAAAATCACCAATACCTAAACCGTCAATAGTATCTACAATTAACTCATTGCTAGCAATAATCGAACTACTCACTTTGTAAGAAGTTCCTCCAGGTGAAGTAGTTGAAGATACTTCAAAATCAGAGCCTATAGGCTGTCTAACTAACTCAAATCCATTAGCGTCATCCGCAAGCGCAGCGTTAAAAGTAATTGAAAAACGAGCCAAAGCTACACCTGTGCTATTAGGATCTCTTGACAAGGTAACGTTAGCAGCCGCGGAGCCAAAAGCCTGATATTTAGAAGAGTTAGCTTTAGAGGCCCAAGTTAAAGTTATAGTAGATTCTGCGTCTTGTGTTATTCTTGTTGTGTAAAAATAAGGGTTGTAAGATTCTGTTTGTAAAAAAGTGTCTCCGGATCCAGTTGTTTTAACTGATAATAAAGACGGTGATATTATTGTGTCAAAATGAGGCTCTGCAAAAAGCATAAACTTATAATCGTCACCATCAGAGTTAGCAGGTAGCGAAACAGTACCTTCGTAACCATTTTCATCTATAACTATATTAGCTAATCTATGTAGTGAGTTGTTGTTATTTACAGAAGTATCAAAAGTGTTTGTTGTAAAATTATAAAAATCACCATTAGCTCTTTGTACTTTTAAACTAAAAACAGCGCCATCATCGCCTGTTATTTTAAAATTTTTAATACTTACTCCCGGCGATATATTTTGTTTAGATATTTTAAAAGATTTTATTTGCTTCATATTATTGTACGGTTTTAACAGTTCCTATTCCTTGAAAATTAAAAGCTGAAATATCTACTACATCTTCTTGCCCTTGTATATAATTAAAGTATTTACCTTCTTTCTCTATAAATTCACTTACAGTCCCACTTTGTTTATCAGTGTTTACAACAGCGGTCCAACCAGCGTCTCCTTCATAATTTAATGTTCTAAAGCCTTTCATAATAGAAGGAAAGTCGTTAAACACTGTTTGAATATACGAGTTAGATTGTACGCCATAAAATCTATTTCTAGGTTTTGTCTCGTCATGATGTTTAAACAGCTTTCCTTCGTAAAAAGTGTAATAGTTATTGGCCATGCTGACGCCATAGTCTGGAATAAACGACTTAAAACTAACCCAACCTTTAACATCTTCTTTATAAGAAACAGTCACTGAGTCTGGATATGTTTGCACGCCGTTATCGATAGTTAAATTATATTCGTTTTTTCTATCGTCATAACTACCAACTAACTTAAAAGCTGGCTTTAAATTATCTCTAAAATAATCTCTCATACCAGCATCGGATATAGGTGTTATACCATCCATTGATAATCTAAGAACAGCTCCTCTTTGCCTATCAGTAAAATAAGCTCTATAAGATTCCTTAGCAAAAGAAGCTGGGTCTTTTGATATACCATATTCTCCAACAAACGGATTAGCATCGCCTAAAACTTTAGAAGAAGCAACTAACCGCGGATCACCGTCAGCGCTAAACAGAGTGTCTTTACCAGCTATTATACCTACAACTCTATCCTCACAAAAAGCAATTAAACTAGTTGTTCTTTGAAAAAGTTTTTGTATAGTACCAAATCTAGGGCTCAAATCTTTTGTTATATTTTCAGCTTGTATAAATTGATTTAAATTGTTTATACCGTTAGTAGAGTTATACAATCCAGAAAATATTAAACCACTCCCACGTCTTTCTTCGGCATAAGGTTCTTCAATTGTACTAGAAACTCTAACGCCATTGGTTATAGTCGCTCTATTAAAATCGTCTCTAACTCTATTAGACTCAACTCCATTTTGAAAAGAGTAACAATTTGACCATGCTAGACCAACTGTCTTTTTCATTGCTACGGTTAGCTTCCTAACTTTATGAGTAGACATCATGCCTGTAGTGTTCATTTGTAACGCTGTGACACCTGTAATTCTTACTGATGTAAAACTATTGTCTGGTCTAAAAAATCTAATAGTCTTTCCAACGTAAGCATTTGCTTGTCCTGCTAAAGTAACATCCTCTTCAGTGTCAACGTCTAGACCAGGATAAATCTCTACTTCGTTTCCGTTCCAACTAATAACTTGAGGATCAATCCATTTTTCAATAACCGGTAGGCCAACATAATGAGGTGCGTTTGGATTTAAGTTTCTTTCTGGAGAAGTTCTATTATATTGAGGATTACTACACCAAACTTTACATCCTACAGGCGCGTATAAATTACTTTTAGTAGAATCAATTTCATGCAACTCTAAAGGATAAGCTTGGCTAGCTTCATAATAAAGATTTAAATCTGGTAAATCTGCAGGTTCAGTTTCCCATACAGCAGGATTAACACTTATACTTTTGTCTTCTTCATCAACAAAAACTGTTGTAAACTCTATACCTGCAGCATCCTTTTGTGTAGCCGCTGTTGTTGAAGTATCGTCCCACTCGATAGGATTAAATCCATTACCAGAACTAGGATTATTAGGATTTCCATCTAACGCCTCTATTTCACAAATAAAAGTTACTCTTCTATTAGTTCTTTTTCCAAAGTTACCCATTCTCTGCAACGCTGTCTCTCCTTCACTAGGAGAGTAACCAAGACCAAACCACATGCTACCGTTTTGATAATCATCAATCGCAGCTTGAACATAACTCCAAGGCGTGTGGCAATAAGATCTACGTATTAAAACGTTTTTAATTTCGTAAGTAACGGTATCTAATTCTCCAGTTCTTTTTCTAAACTTAAATTTAGTTCCTGTTACTAGCTTTTTTTCTACAGAAGAACCTGTTTTCCACTGATTGTCATGCTTTGTTTGGTTAAAACTAGAAACAAATTGGTTTTGAACTCTTTTTAAGCTAGCCCATTCTAAGTCACCGTTATCTTTATTACTGCCAGTCCATCCCGGATGTAAATCTTGACCAACGGCGCCAAAAGACAAGCACATATAAGTTCTACCGTTTTTATAGAAATAAGGTTGGTCTTGGAAAGCGTTAGCTCCACCGTTAGTATAACTAGCACTAGCTGTAAATATACCTCTAAAATAATTAGGGCCTTCATCTTTTGAGTCTTTTGGATCTAAACTAAAGTTTGATTGTGTTGATCTAAAATACGCTTGGTCAATAAACCATTTTCCTTGAACTTGACCAGTTCCAAACTTAAAGTTTGTTATCCATTCACCTTGAGTGTCAGACTTCCAAGCTGCGTTTACATAAATACCACTTAAATTGCCAGAGTCAAAACTAGAGTGAGTATTTTGAAAGTTAGGAGTGTTAGTGCTGCTATAAGTACCAAATTCGTCAGCTAAATAATATATGTCAGTAGAACCAGAAACTCTTTCGTTAACTTTTCTTTCTATTTGCCCTTCTAAAAACTTGTCGGTTATTTGGTTTTGTGTTATTTTAACAAAAAATCTTCCTTCAAACTCTTGATCGTCTTCTTTTGTTTCTTTAAAAAGCTTGACACTAACGTTATCGTTGTATTCACTACCACTAGCAATCCAATTATCAACCTCTTGATCTATTGGTTCATCTAAAACAAAAGTTAAATTAGAATTATTATCGCTATAACTCGATACTTTATACTTTTTAGAAACACGTACATTACTGTCTAAACTTCCAGGCTGTTCGTTAGTTAAATCAAAAAATACGAAATACAACTTTTCTTCAAACAGCTTTCTATTACCTGCGTCAAACAAAGACGCAAAATTACTATTCCAAACCCCTGTAGCAAAAGCTATTTGAGTAGCATTAGAAACTGGTACGTCACCTACAAAACCAGAAATTTCTAAATTAGTAGGCGTAAGAGTAGCTATAGCAACGCTTTTAATCTTTATAAAATCAGGAGCCTCGTTTCTAATGTCTATTACTTTAAATTTATTTTCATCAGTTACAGGCGTGTTAAGATCTATTTGTTTTTTCAAAGATATAAAAGAATCTTCTGTAATTTTATTCCTATCCGAAGAAGGAAAAGAAATCCATAAATTATCTTCGTCTTCCGCTCTATACACTCTATCCATTATTAAATTGTAGTACTCGCCGGAAACTTGCTTTACATAAATTTTATAATACTCAGCCCATTCAGGTTGCGGACCGTATAAAGAAGCATATATCTGATTAACATCGTCACATCTATCAAAAGGAACGTTAAAAGCAGCGTCATCTTCAGTAAACACAGGCGTTTCTCTACCGTACTTATCACCGTACACAACACCTACTTGATAGTCTCTAAATGACTTTAAAGATTTTTGACCAACTTCCTTGCTTATGTAATCACTGCTACTAATACGTCTTACTCTATAACCAGCTTTTACAATAGGCTTGCTCGGTAAATTATAGTTTTGTAAATAATTTCCATAAACAACTCTATTTCCAGTTATTTCTTGGGCCAAAGCTTTTCTAGGCACATTATCGTAAGCTCTTAACAACTGATTTTCAGGAACAGCTGCTCTTACATTGTCAGAAGTTATTTCATAAGAACCTTTGCTAACTGTTATACCAGGAGTATAATAGTTTATAGGTGTAGAGCCAATTGAGTTCCAAGGATTAAATGTTTGTCCGGATTCTATAGGATCATCTGGTCTAAAGCTATCTACCGAGTAAATTGTAGTTTGACCCTCTTCTTTATAAAGCAAATCTACTTGAACAACATCTTTTGGAATATCGGCTGGAATAAAATCTTGTACAGTTATGCTTCTAGCATAGTTTACCATACCAGCGTTAAAAGGACTTTTAGTTGGGTGAAAATAAAAACCAGATGGTAAAAAGGCTGGTTCTGAAAAAGGTGAAAACGCAGAATATTCATTGTCTTCATATTTGTATCTATAAGCAAATCTTGGGATTTTTGTTTGAAATATTCCAGCTTCTTTTTCTTCTAAAGTAACATCAAATAAATTTATTATATCTTCTCCAGTATTAGGATCTGTTAATGGAGGAACTGGATTTGGTGTCATCAACGATTTAACTTCTACTATCTCAGTTTCAAAATACTGTTCATATTCTCCAGTATTACCTATTTCTCTAGGATTGTCTTTGCTTAAAACTTTTAAACGTGATTGGTAGTTAAACTGTAAGGGACCTGTATTCGCAGGGTCTGGATCTTTTAATTGTACTAACAAAATATCTCCAACCCTCCAATTTGTTTCGCTAATTTTTAAAGGTTGATTACCAGAAGGTACTTCTCCATCTAAACCCATACCTACATATATTTGTTCAGCAGTTTGAGTTATATACAAGTCCACTAAATCACCCTCTCTTTTTTGTATTGTTACACCGTTTTGAAGTGTCACAAATTGAGTACCTCCTTCTGTAGCATTAGTAACACCGTTAACATTACCGGTTCTAGTATTTGCTTCTAGCTTTATAGATGGTGGCGTAGTAGGATTTTTCTTTATAACAGTAATATGCTCTTCTTTTAAAACTTCAAATGATTTAAATCTTACAAAATTACCTACCGCTGCTGTACCAGCACCGTTGTATATCGAAGAATTTATAGTAACTTCGCCTGTAGTGTAGTTAATTGCTGTTACAAATCTATTTGAAGGATTAAAAACACTTCCACCTGTTGTTTCAATCGCTATTAATTGATCACCAATTTTAACGGTAGGATTTTGAGAAGTTCCAATGTTACTCAAGTAAAGAATAGTAGTACCACCACTCGTGTCACTAAAGTTTTGTGCCCAAAAAGCCGTTTCTTCAGTCTCTATATCTTCACCATTAACTATTAGTCTAGTAGGTAGATTTAAAGCAGTGGTACCTTGCTTGCATCTATTTATATTTATTTTTCTAGGCTCATTAGTATTATCTGTAAATAATAATAACTTGTCTTCGTTCGCTTCGTCATCACCAGATATAATATTAATACCAGTAATCATATCGCCGGTAAACCCAAGTATAGATCTATTTGGATTCTCATCTGTAGCTCCAGACTTTTCCATAGCCGTCAAAACATAATCTATATCACCATCTTTATATTCTAATATAGCGTCTCTACCTCCACTATTGTGAATTAACCAGTATAAAGCATCGTTTTTTTCATCAGCAATAGCACCAACACATTCCCAACTACCGCCAACAACTCCATTTCCATCTATTTCATTTAATTCACTATTACCTAAAATATTTTGTACGACACCGACATCTGATCCCTCTGAAGTAGAAATCTGTATATTAAGCGCTTCTCTATACTGACCTTTTGGAATTACTCTTTCGTCAAGGTCCTTGTTCATTTTACCTTGATTAAAAGCTGATTTAATTTCTGCCATTTATTAGTGTTTAATTTGTTTAGACTTACCTCTTAATATTTGTGTTAGCTCTTCTATTTTTACATTTGATAATCTTAACTTAGCTTTTCTTATAGCCACAGACTTTTCTTTTTTAAATCTAGCTATTTGATACTCTGGCGTGTTAGATCTAGTAGATAATATAGCGTGTGTTATATATTTATACATAGCCTCTTGCGCAAACTTATGAACTACCATTTCTTCTTCACTGCCTAAACCATCACTTATATAATCTAAAACTACAGTTTGCCCAGATATATTTGAGCTAAAATTAATTAAACCTCTTAGATTATCTATATAAAAAGATCCATTGTCTTGTGCATGCTGTGGATCTATGCCATATCGTCTACCAACGTTAGCCTCAAATATATGGTCATCATAATCGTAATCGTGTTGTGTGTTTTCACTTGGTTTGTTTGATTTATAATTACTCCAAGTCGTAGACTCTCCTCCTGATTGAATTTTGCTAGACAAAGCTTCAAAAGTTAATACAACATCATCAATAGCATTTATTGCTTGCGTGTTATTTCCAAGATTAGGATTATTACTAGTACCAGTAACAGTGTTAGAATCATCCATTACTCCACCAGAACTAACTGCCAATATAAAAACAGTGTCAAGCCCTGAGACGTCTATATCTGTTAACTCCACAGCAGAAGACATGGTATCATCTCCAGCACTAAACTCTATATAATTTGTTGACGTAGTTGCATCTAAATTGTTTACGTCAAAAATTTCAGGGAACATATTAAAAGATTGATTAGGACCAACGTTAAATGGATTTGTTTTATTTGGATTGTAACCATTAAGTGGATCACCCCCAACACTATCAACATTTTCATCTATTAAAGTAGAGAAACCTATTCTAACAACACCAACTCCTGCGTTACCTGATGATGCAGAAGAAGACAATCCTTTAGCAGATAACGTTATAAAATCTATATCTTGTACGTTTATTTCTTGCCACAAAGCGTAATGCCTACCGCCTGTATTACTAGTACCAAGGTATTGTGCCACGTGTTTCCATTCGTATCTACCATCTTTTACGCCTCTATTAGCCCCATATTGATTACCATGATTTGGATTATGATCCCAAGACGAAGGCTTTGCGTAGTCTGTAGCGGACGCTGTGCTAGAAAAGTCTCCGTTCTCAAAGACAGCGTCTACATTTAATGTTAAATCATAACTACCGTCTGCTTCTTGTAGCACTTTAAAAGGGTTTGATGTTTTGCTAGTAGGATATAAAACGTGTTTTATACCAGAACCATCTACGCTAGAAATCTTAGTGTAGTTAACATAGTCATGAGGAAGTATCATTGTTAAAGACGGTGGTAATTCTATTTCTTGAGACTTGATAGACTTAAACGTATCAAAAGAAAGCTCCTGCATAGCTCTTTGAGCGTGAAAAGCAACATCTGTTCGTTTTACTTTAGGTATTATTTTTTCCTCTCCTACATATACAACCATAAACTGATTTATAATATCTTCAAGAGACGTAAATTGATAGCTACCAAAAGTAGATGGAGTAGTGTAGTATTGTTGTTGTGATATGTTATATAGTCCCATTTAATTATTGTTTTTCTTGTTGAATATCTTTTGCCTCTTCTGACGCGCCTAATTGATAAAGGTTAGGATCTTTCATAGCTATACCGGCTAGTTTCAGTATGTTTAAAACTAAATTAGGTTCTTCTGAAGCGTGTAGCTCAAAATTTATAGATGTACTATTGTCGTATACGTTTGGTAGAGCCGGGTTAGAGTTCCAGCTTACTGAAGTTGGGATTTTAATATACACCATATTGATACTTGATTGCGTGAAATCTACGGTATCACCGTCGTTTAGTATTATTGTGTTTCCGCCTCTTACCGTGTATATTGGTCTTGATGTAGTTGGTTTTGTTAAAGGAAGATTTCTAACAGCGTTAAAGTCAGCAGCGTTTAACCTTTCGCAAATCACACCTCCTATCCTAACCATTTCTAGTCTATAAAGGTTAGATGGTAATATAAACCCAGGTCCATTAGCCGCGAATTGACTTGTAGAGCTTTGCCCTATAGCTGTTCTAAAAAAATCTATTTTGTCCTCAATTAATGTAACCATATCAGAGTGAACAGTGTCATTTCCAGGTATTCTTCTAAACTGGTTTAAATCATAAAAGTATTGTTCAAATATATCCATTTGAGCCTGGTTGGCAAATAAATTAAATTCTTGAGGGGTTATATAGCCTCTTTGCTCTTTGTTAGCTAATGCTAAAACTCTTTGATATACCGTGTCTATATTTACCATAATATTTTTTATTGTAGTTACGATCGCCCCGTAGGGCGACCGCTCTACAGTTTGATTAGTTTAATCTTTTTTCTATATTTGCATATATTTCCATACCTTCATCGGTTTTAAACCAATGCGCTAAAGCAGTGTATGGATGCTCGTCAAATGGTACTGTCATTATTTTTCTATCGTTAGAACCCCATAAGAAGTTTCTTTGATCAGAAGATAATTTAATAATACCAAGTTCTACAGCTTTGATACCAAAGTTTCTTAGCTGTACATTGTCATCAGCGGCTAATTCTAAGAACAAAGCAGGATTATTTCGTGCAAATACTAATAAATCTCTTTTAAGTTCTTTAGAACTCATCTTAGATACTTCAGAACCTTTTTCTACACGTAATATAGCCTCTGCCATATCAATGTCTAACTCTCTAGCTATTACTATTGCGTCTGCTTCTAATTCTAGAGTTTCTATTTCTGAGGCAGCTATTACTTCAGGCATGTGCTCTTCGTATATTTTATTTCTGTGTGGATGATACAAAGACAAGAACTTTTGTAACGTAGTTTTTTCTTTCTCTACGAATAAACTACCGTTTCTAAAAATTATGTGAGCTAATCTTTGATCGCCTTTCATTTCATCTACAAAAGGAGTTTTTTGATTTTCACAGTATTTAAGTTCTCTTTGATAACCTTTTTCTTCATCAAACCAATATATATTAGAACTTCTTAGCATATAAGATATAGGTTTTTTACTACTCTTTAAATTGTAAACTCTATCTTTTATTTCCCAAGTTGGTTTCTTAGGTTCGACTTTTTTAGGTTTTGGTGCTTCAACAACTGGTGTTTCAACAACAGGTACCTCTACCTCTGTATTTTTTGTTTTCTTTGCCATAATATAATATATAATAAAATTAATAAAATAAAAGGCCGAGGCCGAAGCCCCGGTCTTTTAATATAAAGTGTTTACTTCATTAACATAAAGTTGTTAGCACCTTGAGTGATTAAACATCTTTCAGTTAAGAAATGTAAATGCATTGCATCTAAAGCAGATGTAGCAGCACCAACAGAACCAGTAACCCAAGTTTTCATTCTTCGGTCATCAGTTTGTGAAGCTCTATATCTAACATGTAAGAAAGGTCTTCTCATGCTTTGCCCTACAGTTTGGTCATAAACTGAAGAAGTACCAGCAGGAATTAAAATACCTCTAATTGCGTTAGCAGCAGAAGCATCGTTAATACCACCTCTAGTAGCTTTGTCGTTTAAGTATCTGAAGTCAGATTTATAGAAGTCATAAGAACCTCTTCTAAATCCAGAGAAACCTAAATTCAACGCCATATCTTCAGAGTTGTTAAATACCCCGTAAGAAGTACCACCAGCTCCGTAAGAGTTCATTGAAGCTAGCATGTCATCCATAGCTAAAGAAGTAGATCTGTTAACAAACATCATGTACTCTTCAATAGCACCTTGCTTATCAAACTCAGCTAAAATAGCGTCAAACTCAGCTAAATCAGTAGCGGCATTAACACCAGTTACACCAGTAGTTATATTACCTCTATCTTCAACAGCAGCAAATAAACCTTCAGTACCTACAACATCACCGTTGCTTCCAATTTGAGCATCAGCAGTTGTAGTAGCACCAGATCCACCACCACCAAAGTTGTGAGCAGAGTCAGAACCAATTTCACTTTCTAACATTGCCATTTCAATGTAGTCAGTAAATCTAGCTCTAGTGTCAGCTTCAGCTTTTAAGTACCATAAGTAACCTGATTGTCCGTTTTCAGCAGAAACTTCTACCCAACCAATTCTAGAAGAATCAGATCCTGAAACTTCATAAAAATCTTTCATAATAATTGGCTTGTTAGTAAAAGTTTGGAACTTTGGCTCGTTAGCTGTGTTTCTTTCTTCTGTAGTAGAAGCAGCGTTACCAGTATAATAACCAGTACCTTTTCCGTACTCAGAACCATAAACTAATATAGTTGTTTTATCAGCAGTTGTAAGCGAAGCTATATCACCAGCGTTGTAAGTAGCAACTGTAATATCAGCGCCAGAAATAGATTTAACTATAGCTTTAAAAACACCGTTAGCGTTTGATATGATAACAGTATCGTTAATTCTAACAGCATGAGTATCTGTAATTGTGTTACCATCAATATCTTTTGTAACTTCAAAAACGTTTGTAGATTTCATGTTACCAGTATAAGATATGTGTAACCTTCCTTGTTCAGACCATACGACTTGATCAGACGTCATAGCCTCTTCTGCACCAACTTGAGAAAGGAAACCTGAAATAGTTCTCGGTCCGAAAACCTCAGCTTCTTTTTCCATTAAGTCTGGCAGGTATTGTTGTCCCCACGAATTCGCGGTTCCTGTAAAGTCTAGATAATTTGTGTTGAAAGTCTGCTTTTGAGTAGCAGGTACACTGTTCAAATTACCTCCTGGATTAATTGCCATAATTTTGTAATTTTAAATTGTTATTTGTTATTTTTAATTCTAAATTTAAAGTCATTAGAGTTATTACCTAGCACTTTTACTTTCACACCACCAGTATCGATTTGACCGTTAAACTCTTGTCTTGGATCCATACTAATGTTTTTAGATTTAGCTATACTGTCTTTTAAAGCATCAGCCTTACCTTGTTCATAAAAATGTTTTGCAATAGCATCAGGATTCATAGCTGTAAACAAACCTTTGTGATAACCCGCTGTGTCTTCCATTTCATTATTTTTGTTTAGGAACTTCCCTACAAAATTATTAATGTCACTTTGAGTTTCTTTCACGTTGTCAGCGTCCTTAACATTAAATCTAAATCTTTTTTCTCCAACATTATATTCAAAACCTTTGAAATTTTTGTTGAAAAATTGATTAGTTTTATTTAAGAAAGTACGAGTTTGTTTTTCTACAACCTTTTCCTGTTCTTTTGACTCTTTGTTGTATCTGTTGAAAAAATCAATAGCTTTTTGTTGTTCTTTTGTTAACTTACTTCCAGCTTTAATTTCTTCATAATATTTGGACTTCGCACCGTCCAGGTGTTGCTTTGCTTCGGCAACTTGCTCCTTCAAAGCTAATTTCTTTCTTTTTATTTCTACGTCTTCATCTAAATCTTCATCAAAAGAAAATTTATCTTCCATCATAAAATCTATTTCTTCAGAGTTTAGATGAGGTTTAGTTTGTTGATAGTATTTTTTTAATAAAGACAAGTTGTCTAACTCAGAATAATCTTGATTTAGCTTTACATAGTCTTCTAAATCACCACCAGTTTCTTCCATAAAATTAATTAGTTTTTCTATAGATTCTGGTAGTGGTTTTCCAGTTTGTTCAGACTCAGCGATAGCTTCAGTAACTTTTGTTTCTAGTTCTTCAACCTGATCTTCAGTTATTTCTTCTACAACTGGTTGGTCTTGTGCTTCATCTTCCGGCTGTACTTCTTTTTGTTCCGGTGTGGTTGCGGTGTCTTCAACGAGTTCAACCACTCCCTCGTTGTCAGTGTTGTTTTCAACAACTTCTTCTTTGGTTTCATCTTCTTTGACTGGTGGTTTATCTAAGTTTACTTTAATAACATTGTCTTCTTGTTGATTTTGCTTTTCGCTAAGATCAACTTTAATAACGTTGTCTTTTGTAGCCTCTTCGGCTACTTCTTGTTTTTTCTTTTTTGCCATAATAAAATATTATATAATTAATAAAATTGTTTATCTAGGTGAAAATTCACTTAAATCAAAACCTCCTCCTAGTATATCATTACCCATAGATTCAAAATTTTTAGCAGGAGCATTATTTTTTCTTTGCTCTATTAGCTTACTTTGCTGGGTAGCTTGTATTCTTGTTCTTTCGTCTTTACGATCTTCTTTTCTTGAGTCTCTAGATTTTTGCTGGTCAATATCAGCTCCTTTTAACTCCATGTTAAATTGAAACTCTCGTTCCATTAGCCCTAACTTTATTTGACTTTCAGCTTCCATTTGTGCTATGTCTATTTGGCTTTGTGCTTGTGCTAATGATATTTTTTGCTGTGTTATAGCTTGTTGTTTTTGTATTTCCATTTGCGCGGCTTGTTGCTGTGTCTTAGCATTTGCCTGTGCCTGTACTTTTATGTTTCTTTCTTTTAGTTTTTGATCTCTATCTATCTTCTTTTTTCTACGTATTTTTAAAAGTTGGTTTGCTAGTTTTACACTTTTTACTTCTCTAATATCTATAGCGTCTTCTAAATCTATAGTTTGTTGTGACAACGCTACTTGTATATTATTTTCTAATCTAGCCTGTTCTTCTTCATCAGGTGATAACTCTATAAATATACCAAAATCGTATAAATGTAATTCTGTTAACTCGTATAAAGTAGCGACGTTATGAGCTCCTATAGCTTGTATAAAAGCATTTTTAGTTGGAGAGTACTCTATAATATCAGATATTCTAAGAGACAATTGCTCTGCTACTTGAGCCGTTAAAAATAAGCCAGAGTTTAATATATGTCTAGTAGCAACATTTGAATTAGCGGCAGCTATTTTTTGTACACCAACTAAAGCGTTGCTATCAGGCGTGCTTCCATCTCTAGCCTCGTTCAGCCCGGTTACGTCTCTTATCATTTGTAAATAGTAATTATAATTACCTATAAGAGCTTGTATTTTATTTCCACCACTACCAGATGTTATTTCTTGTATAGGTACTTTACCAGGATTCATATCACCTTCTTGTGTAAAAGATCTACCAATAACACTACCTGTTTGAAAAAACATATTTAAAGCTTCTTGTGGATTATAGTTTGTGCCATTACCTAAATCTATTTCAGCAAGTCCGTCTGCATCTAAATAAACACCGTCAGGTATCATACGCGACATCACTTGCTGTAACTTTAAATGTGTTAACTGAATCATATCAGCAAACCCAGTGATTCTTTTTACTAAAGAATCTATATTTCCTTTGTACATACGAGGTGCTACTATACTATAGTTCATTTTAACTTTAGTATAATCACTCTTAGGCCTCATCATATTTTTAGCCATCTCCCACTTAAGCAACTTGTTTGTACCAACAATCATAGCACCTTCATACAGTATTTCTATAGCTCTTTCTAATTTAGAAAAACCACCTTCCATATCTTCTGGTGGATTAAAGCTATCATCTTTTTCTATAGCTTTGTCAGCACCAGTAGCTGTTTCTTTTAGTTTGTAAACTTCGTTCATATATGTTTTATAATTGTAATATAAAACTTGAACCTTGTTGTTGTCAAACTCGTCGTAGCTACTAGCGTTTTTATAAGAGTTGTTAGTATATAAAGATCTAGAACTAATTATTTCTTCTAAATCTGATTGATCTAAATGTGGAAATTGTTTAGCTAGCTCGTTAATAGGTATAGTTTTAACTTCGCCAACATAATATATATCATCAAAATAAGGTGAGTCTGTGTAAGAATAAACTAGATCTGCAGGATCAACATATTCTATTGTAGCTCCTTGGGAAGTATTAAAGCTAGTTTTTACAGCGCCAATACCTAATACAGTTAAGTCTCTATAAAATCTTTTTGAAATTAAATCATAGTCATTACCTTTCATCAACGTAGTTATAGCTTGCTCTTCTGCTATTTCTACAGACTGCTTATAAGTAAGTTGCATGTGTAACGCTAACTCTTCTTCGTTTTCAGGTAGAGTCTCAGGATCGTTTTCAGACAAGTCTAAATTAAAATTACTTTTTACAAACTCGTCAATACTCTTTAACTGCATATCACCTATTATAGATTCCATATACGCAGTTCTTTGATTCATACCGTGTATGTCTTGTGAGTAAGCCTTTACATCGTATAATCTATCTGCCATTCCATTAACAACTATATCTACAAACTTAGGTATTATTGGTACCGGTGTCCAGTCTAGATTTAAGTAGCTTAAGTCACCGTTTATAGATAACTCGTCTTTATATTTCTGTATTGACTGATTACCTTCTGCGTATAGCCTTAATCTATGAAAATCGTTATAATGCTTGTGGTATCTATTAAGTCCTTGATCTTTGTTAAACCATTCGTGTTCTATAGCCTTGGCAACTTTTAATCCATAGTCATAGCTAAGCTTTTCAGCATCACTAACTACTTGACTAGGAAAATAATTGTTAACGTATTCTGCCATTTTTTATTTTATTATTTTTGATGTATTACCAGTATTAGTATACTTAGAAATACTTATGTTTAATTTAGGTTTTTCTACTTTTACGTTTGGCCTGTATAAATTTCTATTACAAGCCATAATAGCAAGTCCAGAGCTTATAGTAGCGTCAAACTTTGTTCTTTTTGTTATATCAAACTTAGCCCAGTCATTTAGTGTTCTGTTAAAATATATATTACCATAAACACCGTCTTGTAAATGACCAACGTGTTGTTGTATGTACATTTCAACAGCCGCGGCGTGAGCTTGTTTTATATCTTCACTTGAGTTAGGTATACCACCTATTTCTTTTTCAGTTACAGATAGCTTGTTCCAAAGCTTATCAGGTCTATTCATACTGTAACCTCTATATCCTCTTCTTCTTAAATGGTACAATAATCTTGGTTTATTATTTTCTGCTAGTATTGGCATGCCATAAAAAACTAGCGCCATTAAAACGTCTTCAAAAAATATCTCAGCCGTTTGTGGTCTAGCTATATATTCTAAAAACATATGATTAGGTGGCGCATCTTCCATACTAAATTTAGTCAAGCCATGTAAAGCACCGTTAGAACCTCTACCGTCTACAGTCCCTGATATATCGTAGCTATCACAACCAAAGGCACCCATATGTTCATTACCAGGATATTTTATACCATTCTTTATAATAACTCTGTTTTGTAAGTTGCTTGGTGGTACCCAGCTTATGTTAAATCTTCCTTTTGGATCTGGATAAAATATAACCTGTGTATCTTTTATACCGTTAACCCATTGAAAATTACCAGTGCTTATATTACCTTGTGCGCCTATACCATCATTATAATCTATCTGCTCGTATATTTTAACTAAATTAAATATACTGTTTTTAGCCTCATCTCTAAATGCGTGTTCTTCAGTACGTGGAAACTGTCTGTAAAACTCGTTTAAAGCATCTTGATCGTTTTTTAAACCATCAGCTTCGTTGTTCCAATGATCAATTATACCATAATCTATTAGTTCACCGTCTGGTCCGAGGACATCATTATCTGGTGTATTAAATACAGGTTGTCCGTATTCATCAATAAATCCTTCGTAGTTCCATTCCATTGGGATAAAAAAAGAATATAAACCAGACTTTGTTTGTCCATTACGATTTCTCTTTGTAACATCTGAATCATTGTATAATTTTTTAAAGTTATCTCCTCCTTTATCTAAAGCGTTTGATGTACTACCCATCATACACTTGCCTACTATTTTAGCACCTAATCTTAAACAAGTTTTTGTAACCCTCCAGTTGTTTAATATATTATCAGGTCTTTCCCACTTTCCACTTTCGTCATGAACTAATAAGCTAAGTTTTTCTCCATCATAACTATTATCACCAGTGTTTTTCCAGTCAATAGTAGTATCAAGTCCAACCAAGTCTTCCTGCTTTTCATTAGCAGTAATCTTTTTACGCGTGAACTTACTAGCAGGCACACGGTAAGCAAGTTCAGACTTAGGTCTATCCATACCGTCTTGTATCGGTTTAAAAAAGAAAGGATAGTTGACCGATATTGGTACAACTTTATCGGTAAACATTTTTTTAGCATCAGCACCACTTTTAGATAATATTCCATATCTACTATCACTCGATATTGTTGCTAAATTAACTGTTTCTGCACTTGACATAAAAGAAAAACCAGAACGTCTGTTTTTAAGGTAACACATACCATAACATCTTTTATCAGCTTTACAAGCTTCCCAAAATATAAAAAACAAACGATTTGCTTCTCTAAAGTCTGGAGCGCCAACATCAATTTTACTCCATTGCAAATACATATAATGACTACCTGTTATATACGTAGGCTTACCATCGTTCATAAACCAAAAGCCTTCATCTCTACGTTTAAACTCTTCGTCTATATAATCATACCACTGTTCTTTTTGCTCTTCAGGGTATGCTCTCCAGTCAAATATGTTTTTAAGTTTACCTAGTTCTTTGGGGTAATCTATTTTTTGCCATTTAGAGGATTTGTGCATGTGCACTTGCATTGGTTCCAGCGGCAAGCCAATACGCAAATTTTGTATCTCAAGTATTTCCCCAATTTTACCAGTTTTTGATATAACGACAATATCATGTTCTTTATCATATCCATATTTCCATTTTTTACCACGGTTCATCCGTGTGATTGTTGTTTTCTTTATAGGTTCTACGACCTTAACTAAATTTTGATTGTACATTACTTAGATCTACCTTCTGCGAATCCTTTAAAAGCTTTTTTCTCTGTCTTTTCAGGTGTTTTGCCCTCAAGCAGGT